TTGATTTAAGTCAATATGGTGTCGTGGGTTATCCGGGTACTTTTGATGATGCTTATCAAAAAATAGCTAACGATGCTTATGAAGGCGAGATAACAGCGCTCTCTCAATCAGATGGTAGCTATTGGAATAGAAAAGCACCAGTTCTTACTGAAGATTATAGAAATGTATTAGCTGACCAAACCATGCAAGAAAGAAAAAAAGTTAGAAACATATTAGATCAATTTTTGGATGTATATGATGTAGATAGAAGGGTTGATTATGGTAGGCAATGGCCAAATAGTAGAGTTATGGGCCGCGGCGATTTTAAAGGTTCAACAGGTGCAAATTCTAGATATAGAAGATCTAAAACTTATGATGGCGAATGGTTTAGGTATCAAGGCAGCGGCTATACCCAAATGCCTACTGCGGCTGAACAAAGAAGGGCAGCACGAAAAGGTCTTATAGTGGGTCAATTAGATGCACGATACTTTAGAGGTGTGGGCAGTGCTATTGATTCCGGCGGTATGGCAGATGCTCAAGATCAATTAGTGCGTGAGTTATTTGAAGATCCGGAGTCTCCATTTCAAGATTTTTTACCTAGTCTTCTTACTTTTTTAACGGGCGAAGAAGATGTAGAGCAAGTCACAAGAATTTCACAATTATATGCGCCGGGGTTTCCAAGACCAGGTGAACCATTTAGAACTCAAAAACTTTTTAACGAAATTATACAACAAAATTTATTGTTACCATTAAATTCTGCTGATAGTTTTGCTAATGGCAATCCACAAAATAATAGCCCCGATAATGTGTTTTTAAATACTTATACTAATAATAGATCCGCTAAATCATTGAGATCTATTTTAGACACTGAAGTAACAGTTGATGTAGGTGATGGAGAGCTTAGAACTTCTAATTTACAGAATTTCCAAAGAGGTCAAATTGCTGGTACAGCTATTGAAGATTTAGAGTATCAAGATTACACGCTTTTTCAAGAAGAAAGACAACGTGGGCGTACTGAAGATGAAAACGTATACGTAAAACCTTTTATAAGCTACGCTTCTGATGCAACAAAATTAAGTCAAAGTAGAAAAGATGCGGGTTTTGCTCATAACATTCCTAATGGAGCTTATAGTCCCTACACTACCTTTTCCCCTAACCTTAATAGTGACTATATGTTAGGGTCACCAGCTGTTAGATCTTTCAAAGGCAAAAAGGATAAGCTAGCATCGGAAAGATTGACTCAAAGTGGCGGCAATTCACAATATTTTCCGTTTTGTTTTTCTACGATAAATAAAAATAGTCGTTATGAAATTTGTTATTTGCAGGGTACGATAGCCAGTTTAAATGAAGGGTATAATTCTACATGGTCACCTAAATCTTATATCGGAAGATCAGAACAAGTGCATACTTATACTTTTACTGATAGAACAATGGATATTCAGTTTTCAGTATTTGCTGATTCTGGTAGAATGTTACAAAATGTTTATGAAAGAGTGTTGTGGTTGGCGCAACAAGCTTATCCCGATTATGATGAAAAGAAAAATTTAAAAGATGGGCCGTTAATTGCAATGAGAATTGGTGATTTAATACCTTATCAAGAAGGGTTTATAAAATCTTTAAGTTATGATTGGAATTTTTTAGGTGCAGGCGGGAAGTGGGAGTTAAACACCAACTTACATAACAAAAGAATGCCTCAAGGATGCTCAATTAGTTTAAGCTTTCAGCCTATTCATCGCAGAGTGCCTAGTAGGGACTTTAATTTTTATAGTTCTCAATTGCAATCGTTGGGTTATGCCTTTGTATATGATAGAAACATGAGTAGCGAAGCTTATAACAACGACAAAGAAGATTATTACTTACAAAGACTTGAGCAATCCCGATATGACGCAACCTCAGCGGCGGCTGCAGCGATGGCAGAAGGGTATGGATCTCAAGATCCGTTTGGCTCTTCAATTACTCAGTAAGTTAGGAATAATAGACTATGGCTTTTTCAAGATATCAGAATACAGCGGCTATAAGATACGAAAGTAAAGGCAAATTCCACCTACAAACACCAGTGTTTGTGCCTGCTGAAGTGTTAGCTAAAAATATTCCCTTTAGAGTTATTGAGTATACAGAAGGGTCGCGCTTGGATGTATTGGCTAAAGATTTTTTAGGTGACGGTAGATATTGGTGGGCTATTTGTATGTTTAATGATTTAAATAGCCCCTATGACCCTAAATTAACAGTGGGGTCTTTAATAAGAGTTCCTAACGATATAGTTGACGTAATAAATTACATAAAAAAGGTTTAAAGATGGCGACAGAAGCGCAGAATTGGGTAGAAAAAGGAGTTAGGCCGCCTGCTAGAGATGTGTGTCAAGGGTGGTATTTAAGAAATAGAGCTAGTAATGTAGAGCTTAGTAGCCTCGTTCCAGCCGCGCATCTTTATGCTGTTTTGGGTGATAGAGAGATTAATGAGTTAGTTGATTACCTTAGTCAAAACGGTGAAGACCCATTAAGATCTCCTATTTCAATAAGGCAAATTGATGGTGAAGAAGTACCGCTTCTTCGTAACGACCCTCGTTTTAGTCAAGAAGAATTTCAAAATCGTGCAAGAGAAATTAATGAACAAATACTTAAAGATGTTGTAAAAGGTATAATTACTTATTCTTATAGCACATCTAAAAAAAGTGCCTTTGAAATAGACCCTGACAATATGGAGCAAGAAAAAGTTGAGGTTGCTTTAGTTCCTTTAGCGGTAATGCAAAGCCAAGTTAGCACTAATGACTATGTAAATAACTCGTATGGTGGCGTGGGAATTGATGGAGTAAATAGCAATCTTGTTAATTCTTCCGGTATTAATAGGAGAATAACTGTAAATCTAACTTTTACTAACCCAAATATTATTGATATTAATTATGCTTATCAAAAATTATTAACCCTTAATACCAAATACATTCTTACCTATGGGTGGTATAATGCTAGTGGAGGTAATGCAGTTTTTAGTCCACAAACCACTGACCCTACTGGCACTGGAGCTGCACATTTCGCTAGTTACCCTGTGGTATACGGTTCTGTCGCTGGCGAAAAAGAAATAGAAATAGATTGTACTAATAAAAATACGGGTGGATTCTGGTCTGCTCATCAAGTAGTTTTAAACTCTTATAATTTTAATGCAAATGATTTGGGTCAACTAGAAGGTTCCTTTACTTTTATGGATGAGTTAGCAACAAAATTATCTCAAACAAGTGTTTCTAGACTTGCCCCTTTTATTAAAAATATCTTGAACAGTGGCGAAACTTTAGGTAGCGCGGATTCATTTGAAGTTAGAGAAAATGCTAATTTTATAGGAGATGGAATAGCAGAGGAAATAGCGGTTAATCAAAGACTTCTTACCAATGGTATTTCAAATCTTCTTTTTAATGCGGCTGGTGATACACGCGTTGGAAAGTGGGTGAGTGATTTAGCCGATAAAGAAAATGAAAGTGCTTTTGGTGTTAATAAGGATGTAGCTAATATATTCGATATTGCAGGTCAAATTTATAGTGGCCGCCCATTTCCTTATGGTGGGCCTGGTATTGTCCAATATGAAGTTAATAAAAGGCCGCTGCTTAATTTTGCAGTGGAAGTAACAACAGGTGCCGATGGCAACGAGGTTGTTAATGAAGATGCAAGAGAAACAATTTATGAAACTGAGTATAATTCAAGAATTAATTTTTATTATTTAGGGTGGATTACTGAGGCGGTTAGGTATGGAATGGGTGCTTTAAATAGCGCACCGGCTAGGGGTCAATATGCAGGCGCAGATACTGTTGACGATATTGAACAATTTGGAGTAAATTTTTATTATGAAAAACTTCCTAAAGATTCATTATTTGCAGTTCAATATCAAAGATTATTAGAAAATACTCAACTAAAAGACATTAAAGCTGTAGTTAGAAGAGTAATGTCCTATGTTGAAGAAACGGCATTACCTCCCTTTAACCCCAATAAAGAATGGCAACAATTTTTAACGAGTGGTGGCCCTTACAGTTTTGGCGACAGTATAAAAGACTTATTTAATTTTCCTAGATCATCAGTAATTGGCAGAGTGGGATCGGGGCAATTAAAATTCGATTCCGCTGTGACTTTCGATAAAATTGTTTTTAAAAAGATGACATATTTGGAGCATCGTAATGCCGTAATAGATAGCGCAAATGAAGATAATTTTAATCTCGGTAGTGAAACATTAGAAGGTAAAGTTGCTAATTGGAAAGTGCCAGCGAACCTTGCAGGTTGGGTTGATTCATATACATTAGAAAAGTTACAACAAGAATATGAAACTGACAATGAGGTGCCTGGTATAAGTGTTTTTCTGAGAATTGGGAGTGAAGAATCTCTAGATTATATTAACGCCCAGAACGTCAGAGGGCCGCTATGGGTATCTAACTTTTGGTTTCCTTACGATTACTTGGTAGAAAATAATCCCGAAACGCTAAATTATATTGCAGCTTCAATTAGGTATATGGCTAATCCTCAGTTGTTTGTTAACACAATGAAAAAATGGTGGACAGAAGTTAGAAAATCTACATTAAAAAACATTCAAGAAAAAATTACAGATAGATTGCTTAGATTAGAGCAAGAGGGAAAAACTATTTTAGATGTTTTAAATGAACCAATTGATTTAGAGTGGCTAACTTCTCGACATCCCGTATCATGGGAGGGTTTCGGCGCAGAAGCGGGTAAGGCTGGATTTTTGCGGAATTTTGCGGGCAGCGCTGGTAGTGACGCTGATAAAGTTTTACCATCGGCATATGTTGGTTTTGTTAATGAAGAAGGAGATGCGGGTTTTGATTCATTCTTTCAAGCCGCAGATGCAGGTACCGCTGCAGATACAATATCGTTACTAAAGGCAGAGGGTATAACCGATAATAATATATTAACATTTCGACATTACGCTACCGGACTTCCAGGCCGAGGAATAAAATTCTCTGAAGGACGATGGAACCCCTATAGAGAAGAAATTCCCGATGCTTCACCTGACCCATTAGACCCAACAATGGAAGTGTTAGATTTGTTATGGCAAACAAGAAGCGTCAATGGTCGCAAGGATGTTAATAATTATGGGCCACAAGGTGGTGGTGTAATATATGATAAATTAACAGGAATGTCTTTTGTGCCTGAAAATATTTATGCAGATGAAACAGCGGATTGGGCTTTACCTACCAGAAGTGTTCAAAAAGAATTGATGGAAGCTTTTAATCAATCAATAAATGTATATGAAGATGGGGAATTGCAAGAGCGCAATATTTTAGATATCTTACACCCTGGATTTACTGGAATTGATTTAAATGATTATTCAAGCGCGAAACAAATAAGAGAGAATGAAGAAATACAAGACCAAATAAACACAATTAATCACAGTATAACCGAAAGAGCATTGTTTATGCTCTTAGTACCTCCTGTGTTTTTTCAGCTGCAAAACTTTAGTAATTTATACGATACTGAGGATATTGGAGCATTAGAAATATGGAAAACTTTTGCTTTACGTGATAAAGGACAAGATCAACATTTTTCAATATTTTTGGGTAAAATACGTAGGGAGTGGAATATTGCATCAGATAGGCTTGCAGATGGGGCGTATACTCAATCCAATGCTTCATACAGAAAAGCTATGTATGGAGAAATCTATAGGAATAATTTGGATAATTATGGTTACGGGTATGATAATTTTATTGCTTATATAGATGCTAAAATTGAAGAAATAAAAAGTAAAGAAGTTACTGTGGATTATAGTTTAATTGAAGCTGATTTTATGGAAACTGTTATAGATAATTTTAAAAATGATAATTGGAACGACTGGGGTGCAAATAATGCAGCTGAATATTTTAAAAGTCAATTAATTGCGCCCGGTCACGATAGTGGTAATTATGGCACCGGTAATTCTTTGAATGGCCTTAATTTTCATAGTAATATTTATTATCCGATATCGCTTCAGCAAGCTATTAAAGATGCATATTCGCCGTGGGTTCCTTCTGATGCAGCTTTAAAGCAAGTGCAAGACATTGATAACCAAGGCAATCTTAAGGGTGCAGAGAATTGGTTTATAAATATAAATAATAATGTGTTAACAGATACAAATGGTGGTGTTTTTAGAGAGAATCTTAATGAAGAATCTTTTAAAGAACTGTTTGATATATTAAAGCAAAAAATTCTAGATGATTTGGCGATAGTTAGAAGTTTAGAAGCGAGAAAACACTCATCTTTAGGTCCAGCATCTCTTGCTGAAAAAACAAAAGAAGCTCTTGATATTGTTGGCGATTACTTTAAGAGAATATTAAATGCGGAAATAGATGGTGACGGATATGGATTGTATCAAAATGCGCCGCCTGTAAATTTTTATGTAGATAGAGATGAAAATTATGATTTGAGAGGAAGTGCGCAAGCTGAAGTTGATTTTGCGGGCTATCTAGATATAAAAGATGATGGCTCTTTTCCCCCTGGTGTTAAACAGCCAAGATTTAAAGTTTTATATAAGGGTTGGCCTGGAGAAGGAGAAGGTGGTGGTGAAGGATATAGAATTGGTCAAGATTCACATGACATAGGATTAACGCATGATGAAAAAGAATCGTTGGTAAGAAATGACCCTATAAGAAATAGTAAAGGTACGGGTGAGGGTTTATATGTAAAAACTAAGCCACAATCTGTTTATGTAAATGGGTGGGCTGACCCACAAAGTGCGATATTAAATGTTGTTAATATTAATATTACGGGTACAGATTTAATGGATTTAGGCCAGGCGGGTTATAAAAATTATGAAGCCGCTGCTGGAACAACTAATAACAATCAAGATTTTGAGAGTGCAATTCCATATCGGTCTATTGGCACTATAGAAAAAAATGTATATACAGGTGAAGAGAGTATTAATGTCAATCCAGCCGACTATCAGCCAGGCGCCATTGAAGAAACTCCGGGATTAGGAGATAGTAGAAGTGACAGTGAAGTAACAATTTTTAGTTATGTTAGTCAAATGGAGGGGTTAGGGCATTTAACTGACAGTATAGCATTATTTGAGGAATTAATGCAGTTTGAGTTGTCTGATGATCAAGCTTTAGTGTTGAGTATGGAAAGTGGAGATCGTAATTATTCTAGACTTATGGTAGGTGGAGAAAGAATAAACCAAAAATATGGTCGATATATGGCTAACCTTATGGCTTTAAATCCGGCTGGCAGACGTATTATAATTCGTAAAAAACAAAGGGTGGATGCAAATAGTGATTCTAATAATTTTGTTGACCCTACGTATGGTGATGCTTTATCTTATTTTACAGGCGGAAGCACATATGGAGACATTAGAAATAAGGTGCCCGAATCGGTAGCGGATATAGCTGTAAGAAGAGATATAATAGATAATATGTTGAGGCCAAATAACCATAGAATGAATCTTTTAGATTTTCTTTTACAAGTAACAGCGCCCACTGCTATTGCGGCAGTTGGGGGAACAGCTACTTTAGCCTTAAGAAATCTAAATGGGGTTTTAAGTGTGACACCTCTTGGCGTTGCACAAGATGGCGCTTTTGAAGATTATTCTACTCAAATAATGGATGCAGTTGAAGGCATTAAAAACGCTACCGAAGGTAATGATTTTTTTGGACGTACCGAAGATGAAGAATCGGCCAACAAAATAGTTGAATCTTTTTATGTTTATTATAAAAAGAAATTTTCTTTGGTTCAATCAGTTAGTTTAGCGGCCAAAGCCGATCCTGCATATGCTGCAAGTCAAATAGGTAGTAATGCGAGATGGTTTGATAGTGGTTTTTCTAGAAACTTTTTACAATTCTTAGGTTATGGAAATACAGCTCAAGATTTTAGAGATGCCGTTGCTGCAGTGGTAGAGAGCAGCCCCGAAGCTCATTGGTTAAAAAATAAACAAGGTGAAAAAATAGAAGATTTTGCAGATCAGTTAATACAAATAGAATATAACGGTGCAAGGGCTTCAAGAATAACAGTGGATGAAGCGTTGATTCAAAAATTACCTTCAACCTTTATAAGAGAGTTTGTTGGGTTTGGAACTGATGGAGGGAGTGATTTAGTGCAGTATTGGTTAAGGGAAAATGCAGCTGACATATCTAGTGTATATAAACAATACTTAAAAAGGGTGACTCTCACTATACATGGCACTGCTAATTTAGCTGGATTCCAACAATTATTTATTGATAATGTTTTACCAGGCATGGCAGGTATTTTTCAAATTATTAGTGTTAATGAACGAGTGGACGCTAGTGGATATACTACCTCTATAGAGTGTGCAATGCAGTACCAAGTCCCACCTGCAAAAATATTAAATAAGGCCGGACAATTTGTTGATGCGCCAAGTGATGAAGCGAAAGAACGAGGTTTTGCAGAGGGTCGAGCTTAATTAATATAAAAAAATACAACTTTTTATTAAAATAAAATGTTACTATACTTAAAAGGATAAATATGAAATATTGGGGTGAAGATCAAGAATCCGCTGTTGTTGAGTTTAATACCAATGCAGACATAGACGAGAAGCATAAAGTTTTTGTAGATGTAATAGAGCCAGCCTTCCGCAAACTTGTAGAAAACATTTACTATACTTATAATTTTAATAAAATATTGTGGGATAGAGAACAGATTGAGCATGAAGTAATGACCCATCTGTATGAAAAGTTAAGCAAGTTTGACATTTCTAAAAACAAAAAATCTTTTTCTTATTTTGGTACTATTACAAAAAATTGGATGATACAGCGATGTAATGCCGATAAGAATAAAAGATTTATTGACGATGACAATCAAGATATTATTGTACAGAATATCAGCATTCACGCTTATGAAGAAGATGAAGTGGGGCGGCACAACGAAGAATTTATAAATGAAATCATTGGCGACTTTGATGATTGGGACGCAAAAGAAAATTATACAAGAGATGATTTCGCGGTTTTAGAAATAGTTAATGACATACTCAAAAACTATGAGAGATTTAATATTTATAATAAGAAGCAACTTTATGTTTATATTAGAGAAGCAACAGATTTGCCAAGTCGCAAGATAACAAAGTCGTTAAAAAAGATAAAGATTAATTATTCTGACATTAAAGAAAATTTTATAGGTTAGAATGAATGAAAAAGAAACAAAAGAAATGGCTGAAAGATATGCTCAGCTTTTAGCCGACTATACTGTTTTATTAGGTGGGTTAGATAAGGTTTTAAAAAGAATAACGGCTGCTCGTAAAGAAATTTTATATCTTGAAAAAACAATGGAAGCTGTTGGTGTTGAAATAAAGGATGTAGATAATAATGGCGACAACATTAGCGGGTAGACAAAATGTAAAAAGTCAATTTAATAGAGGCGTTCAGTTTATAACTGATACTTATGCCTCTTCGCAAGATACATATCAGCCTAATAATGAGTCTATATTGTTGTCGCGAGGAATTGTTATTGAGGCTTATTTTAATCGCAATACTTATGGTATTGGGGGAGTTATTAGACCCCCTTATAGTTTAAATATAAAAATAATAGGTGATGATTTTAATACAGACACCCCTAATGCACCAACTGAGCAAAGATGGTATGCTCCATTTTTTCCTATTCATAATATAATGATTCCAGAAGTTGGTGAAGAAGTATTAGTTATTAATGAAAGTGCAAATTATTCTTCTAAAGGTTATTGGATTGGAAGGGTGAATGAAAGCGCCCTTACAAATTTATTCTTAGCTGAGTCTTGGAAAACAAATTCTAATATCCCTAATACCGAAAATTATTCTTCTACCGAAGAGCGATATGGATTTAGTTTTGATGTGGAAGAGCTACGAAATAATAATAAGATTGATATGATAAGCCCTAGCCCCGAATATGAAAATGTTTCTATTGAGGCCACTTATGGGGACGTTATACAACAAGGGCGTTCTAGAACTTATATTAGGCATTCTTTTAATAGCAACAATTATACTGGAGTATTAGAGCAAGGATTAAATAACGACTTAAATACCACTAATGACAATATAGGATATCAACCTTTAAGTGGCTCTAATCCATCTATAGGAGAAACGAGAACTAAAACTATTCATCTTTATGATACAAGCGTTAAAAGGTTGGGTGATTTTAGTTTTGCATCTGAAACGGATGAGCAAAAATCGGGCAGCTTGGACGGTCTGCAGCGGTCTATGATATTTAATGAAGCAGACCAAATTTTTAATGTTGCGGGAGGTAATAATGGATTTAATACGACTCTTTATAGTCAAGTTTTAGGGGAAAAATTAAATTCCTACCATCGCAAAAATATTAATGTAATACAATCAATGTTGGATGGGCTAACTGGTTTAACAATGACGGTCCAAACTTTATTAAACGCTTTTATTGAGCATGAACACGCCTTACCCAAAATAGAGTTAGACTTAGAAAAAACAGTTACTTCTGAGGATACTTATATACAACCGGCAATATTTCGCAGGCAACCGCCTCAAAAGATAAGTGTACCCGATAGGACGGTAAGGGTAGCAGTTGGCACAAAACCGCCGCAGTATTCTGGACAGAATCCGACAACTGTCTATAGGGATATTAAAATTCCTGGTTTTACAAAAGAAGTTGCGAGGCCGCCTAGACAAATTGCGCCACCACGAAGAAGAGTTAGAACTAGAGAACAAACCATAAATTTTGAAGCCATCATCGGTGGTGCTGATAATCCACGGTTTACTGCGCCCGTAGAAATATCAAAAACACCAAGTTTGCCCGATATACCAGCGGGAGCCGGACCACAAGAAAGAGCGATGGCGTTGGCTCAAGGTAGAGGCTCACCACAATTTACTGATATAGGTATAAAAACAAATAATGTAAATAATAGCACCGAAGATTTAATAGACGCTTTTAATGCGCAAAAAGAACAATTGAATATGATATTTAATAGAGTAACAGAGTATTTGAGTGAAAATCAATTTGTTAATTAGAGATAATAAATGCCACAAGCTGTAAGTATGTCGCCAATAGCGACAGAACAACCATTGGATATACCAAGTCCGGGCAACTCTATACCAGGCCAAAGAGTAAATTATAATAATTTTCCCGATCTTGCTGGGGATTATACCATAGGTACTTTAGGGGCGAGTGAACAATTTGCTGGAGCTGATCCGACTAATATTAATTTTAAGTTTCCATTAAGAGCATATAATAATGGATTCTTTCAAAGCAATACCACTCTTGGAAGTGCAATTAAAGAAGATATAAAGACTTTAATTTTAACAAGCAAGGGAGAAAGAGTAATAAGCTCAGACTTAGGAACTAATATTCCTACTTTAGCAGGGCAGTTATTTGAAAATATTAATATAGAAGAAATGCAAATGTTAATAGAAACAGAAATTAGAGAGGCTATACAAACATGGATGCCATTTGTTAATATACTTAATATAACTGTTAAAGACCAAACAATGGATGACTCCCTAATGTTGAATCAAATAAGAGTTTCTATGGCTTATGCTGTTGCTTCAACAAATGTAAATGATACAATAGGGTTCACTATAAGTGGCGGATAAAATATTAATTAAGATAAGAGAACTATAATGCCAGTAAATAGAACAAAAGATATAAATTACATATCAAAAGATTTTGATGGTATCAAGGCGGATTTGATTGCTTATGTAAAGAGATACTTTCCTAATGAATTTCAAGATTTTAATGATGCATCTGGCGGTATGGCTATTTTAGATTTAATGGCTTATGTTGGAGATATCCTCTCTTACAATATTGATAAACAAGTTAATGAAACTTTTATTAACAGGGCTATTGAAACAAAAAATATTATTAATTTAGCTCAAGCATATGGATATAAGCCTCGTAAGACAACGCCATCAATTGTTAATCTATCGCTAACTTCTGTAGTCGCTACGTCAACTTCTGCAGATCAGTTAACTTTAGTACAGAAGGGGAGTAAGGTTTTTACAAACCTTAATCCAGTAGTTTCTTTTGAAATATTAGAAGACGTAGACTTTTCTGACGCACGAAGAAGAACTTATAAAGAGGATGGTGTTAATAGCACTATTACAGTGAGTGGCGTTTCGGCAGTTGCGGGATCTCTTAAAAAATTTCAATATGCAGTTAATGACCCTGTTAAGTTTTTAAAGATAAAATTGCCTGATAAAAATGTAACTGAAATAGTTTCGGTCAGCGCTACTGATGGGGCTGAATATTTTGAAGTAGATAGTTTAGCTGTAGATACTGTTTTTACGGGTGACGTTAATACTGACCCATCAACTACTTCAAGCGCAGAATATATAATGAGATTGAAAAAAGTTCCTAAACGATTTGTACAGGAATTGGATGCTGAAGGAAACACGGTTATAAGATTTGGCACTGGTGTCTTGACCGAAGATGCTGACGAAGATGTGATACCCAACCCCGAAGATTATGTTTTACCTCCAACTTTAAGGGGGTCGCCTTCGGGATTTACTGCGGCAGCTATAGATTCTACTAATTTTTTAAAGACTAAAACTTTAGGGGTCGCTCCATCTAACACTATTCTTACTGTTGATTATAGAGTGGCTGGTGGTGGTGTAGAAACTAATGTAGGTCCAAGTACTATACAAAATTGGGCTGATAAAAGAGTATTATTTAAGACTAACTTACCAAATACAAATGCTGAATTAGCTGTCACTACAGAGAACAATATAACTGTTTCTAACCCCGAACAAGCTAGTGGCGGTGAAGCGGGCGAATCACCTGCAAGCATTAGAATTAATGCGGTAAATAATGTTAATTCTCAAATGAGAGCTGTTACACTACAAGATTATCAGGCGAGGGTTATGGCTATGCCCCCTCAATTTGGAACAGTTTTTAGAAGTTACGCTGTTAAAAATGATGGTGGATATGGTGCTTGTATATATGCTGTTTGTCGTAATGCTAATTTAAATTTAATTAATACACCTGGTGTTGTTTTAAATAATATATCAACTTATCTAAATCGTTTTAAATCATTTTCTGATACCATAGAAATAAAAAACGGCAATATAGCTAATATAGGAATTGATCTTTCAGTGGTTATAGACCCGAGCGCTAACGCACCACAATCTTTAATGGCAGCTATTTTAGAATTGAAAAGAAGGTTTGCGGTTAATAGAACTAATTTTAATGATAATATTTCTACTTCCGATGTAATGGCTTCTATTCAAGCAATAGATGGTATTAATGCCATAGAGTCATTTAAAATAGTAAATAAAACAGCTGCGGATAATGAAGGTAGTAGAACTTATTCGGGGTTTAATTTTGATATTAATGCTAATACTTTTTCGGGTATAATAAGTTTTCCCCAAAATGTAGTATGGGAAATGAAATATCCTAATTTTGACATTGTAGCTAGATATACTGGCGGAACATCAGCACCAGGATCCGGTGGCGGAACTGGTGGTGGATATTAATGAGAGAATAAAATGAGCTACGCAAGAGCGTTTTCAAAAATAGATACTTGGATTACGGAATATTCACTTACAGCTAATTTTGGTTTATCACCCGTATTAGAAGTTTGGAATAAGATTAATGATCGCCGTGATGATAGAAAAGAATGGGCAAGAATGTTGCTCAAGTTTGGTCTTACTTCTTTAAGTGCCGGTGTTGTAAGCACTGGTAAGTATCCAGACCCAAGAACAGATTCTACTGTTTCTGCTTATATCTATATGTTTAACACACCCTCTACCGATACAATACCGGAGAATTTTGAGATATGGAATTTTCCTCTTACATCAAACTGGATTGAAGGTCGTGGTTTAGATAATGATAATTTTAGTAATACTGGATTTGCGAATGCTCTATCAGCTACAAATTTAGTGCCGTGGAAAACTGACAGTAATGCTGGACAAACAGGTGCGAATAATTATATTGGGTATGCTACTAAAGTTTATGATTCTAACTCTGGCTCTTGTAGTTTTGCTAATGGTGAAGAAAATCTTAAAATAGATGTAACCGATTATTTTAAAGCGTATCTTGATTATTCCACAGGCACTACTATTGCTAATGGCGGCTCTGCTGATCATGGCTTTCTTTTGAGAATGTCGGACGCACAAGAATGTAAAGATGCTACTGAAGCTACTGCTGCTGGCGTAGCTAATTCTGTTTCGGCTGAAAACTTTTACTCTAAGAAATTTTATAGTAGAGAAACTAATACTCAAAAAGCGCCTTATTTACAATTGGAATGGCCAGGCGCAATCAAAGATGACAGAGGTAGTATAAAGTTTTCTAAATCGGGTTTATTGTTTTATTACAGCGTTGTTGATGGTGCTTTAACAGATTTAAATGGAACTGGACCTTTTCCAGGCCATGTAACATTAAGTGCTGATGGTAATGCTACAGTAGCGGGCAGCACTGGAATCGCATCGGGTATTGCTGTTACAGCGGCTCGTCATTCCAAAGGTATATATAAAGTTAATGTTGGTGATGCAGGTACCGAAACTGCAGCGGCTGGTTTATCGGGTATTAATATTGGTTTGTCGGGAGCGACTTCCTTTACTGATAGTTGGACGGTTACTACTGCTGGTGAATATAGAACCGATTCGTTTAACTTTAGTTGCATACTACCTACATCGGGTCATAGCACTTATACTACGGCTAATTATCAAATTACATTAAGTAATCTTACACCTAAATTTCAACCTGGCACTATTCAGCGTATTAGAGTTAATATAAAGGATAGAACTACTGCCTTAAAAAGCGTTACAGGTAGTAGCACTGCTCAAAATAATTTTGTTGTTAAGGCTGGTAAAATTCAAATTAGAGAAAAATATACAGACGATATTGAAGTGCAAAATTTTGATATTTCTTACGATTCTGAAGGTAACTTTTTTGACTTAGACACTAATCTTTTATACGTAGGTATTCCGTATAAGGTGTATATGGAATTAGAAGTACGTGGTGATACCTTCTATTATGACTTCCCCGATAAATGGGATTTTGTGGTAGGTGAATCTTACAGCACAGAGGATACTAATCCTTCGTCTATGGCGAGAATTGCTAGAAGTACAGATTTTCAAACGGGTCTTTTGTAAGGGAAAATGAATGGCTAATGGATTTACATTTGATAGTTTAATACAATCATTATCTGCCGCAGACTCTTTAAGTGCTAATCTAGCGGATATTTCTTCTACTGGTTCGCATTCTAAAGTAAGGCCACTG